TATTACGATCATGGAACGCAAAGATGTCCGCTGCCCTCATTGTGGTGAGGTCGTCAATACGGTAGATGTTTCCAGCACCGACAGCGGTGGTCGGCTCTGGTACGACTTTCTGGAAAAGCTCGGCTACTATGTTCCTTACGAGAAGCGAACCAAGGAGAACGACTGGTACGGCAAGGACATGGTTCTTGACAACGAGCAGGCAAAGCAACTTGCAGACTACGCCGTGAAGAAAGAGGTCTACAACTGGGACGGTGTGGAGAGCGTTGTAGCAACGGCACTCGCCCACGGAAACAAGGTGGTTATCAACGCTGACTGGTAGTTAGGTGATAAAGGTGATAAAGGTGAGTGTTTTTGCAAAGACTTTTTTCAAATTGGCGTGTTTTGAAAAATTGTTTTTCGTATTTTAGGTGAGTTAGGTGAGTAATCGGGCATAAATGCCTATAACTCTCTCTTATACGCGCGTATATAGAAATAGTTATAGGGAAATGCACCCGATTACTCACCTTTATCACCTTGGCGACTTTGAAAGGAGAATACGACTATGGCAGATGAAATTGTGAAAAAGCGCACTCGGCCTGATCGTAAGGAAGCCCTGAGCGTCCATACAGAGCCGGGTGACAATAGAAAATATCTGGAACATTCGATGGTCATGCTGGACTGGCCTGATGTGAATGTGAGAGAGCCTGAACAGGTCAAAGAGCGTATGGGTATGTATTTTGCTCTGTGCGCTCAGGACGATATGAAGCCCTCTGTTGCTGGTATGGCATTGGCTTTTGGAGTTGATAGAACGACTTTATGGAAATGGGCAAATGGAGTGGATAGTAAGACTTTGCCCCCGGAAAGCCGCAACCTCGTTAAAAAGGCGTATCAACTTTTGAACGCTCAGATGGAAAACTATATGCAGAACGGGAAGATCAATCCGGTCGCCGGTATCTTCCTGATGAAGAACAACATGGGTTATGCAGACAAGCAGGAGGTCGTGTTAACACCCAACCAGCAGCTCGGAGATCAGGTTCCCGCCGAGGACTTGGAGAAGAAGTACCTCGAAGATGTGGTGGGTGCGTCCAGCGACTATGACCCGGAGGATTGAGCGACTTTCACGACTTTTGCGACTATGGCTTACGACTATGCCGAGCGACTTTGCGACTTTCTCACGACTTTCGCCCGAACGACTTTGCGACTTTCCGGCGAGGGTCTGCGACTTTGACAGAGCTGCCGATCTCCCACGGGGGTCGGCGGCTTTTCTCTTTCCCCATCTGATCGGCGGCGGGTTCCACCGGGGCGGCGTGGGCGCTGCCGGGGTTCCGGCCTGATCTGAAAGCGGCAACATTTTTCAGCCCTTTATATTGTATAGCTGCCGTATTTGCAAAAAATCTTGATTTTCTTTTATATTTACGCTTGACAAGTAAACGCAAATATGCTATCTTGTATTTACCGAAAGGCAGTAAATGCAAATTGAATTTTGAAAGGGGCTTATATTATGAAAAAGATTTTTGATTTACCCGTTTGTGGTTATGACCGGGCAAAAAGTTTTTACGGAAAAGCAAAAGTTATTGAAACGGACAACGGCGAAAAAGTTTTGCAGTCCTATAATACTTTTGTTTGTCGTATCACGGCGGTGGGGCGGTTCGTTCGTATGTGGGGCGGTTATTCCGCTACTACAATGCGCCATGTAAATAGTTTTCTTTCATTCTATGATATGAACGGCGGCGGGAAATCGTGGTGGGATATGCAGCCGGTAGAAACGGAAAAGCCGAAAGCGGCGGATATGACCCCCGCCGAAAGTTTGAAAGCTATGTATTACCGCCATTCCGCTAACAGTGTGAATTATTGAAAGGGGTGTAATAAATGAAATTCAAGACAACACAAAAGGAAATCCGGGCGAATTACAATAAAATTATTTGCGTTCCCTTTTGCGGTTTACAAAACCTTTTGAATTATGAAATCCCCGTTGCGTACACGGTACGCCGTGAGGGGTGGGCAGCTGATATTTACGATATGGGCGGCGGGGTTGCTATTGTAACAGGTTATGCCCCATTCGGAAATATTCGCCCGTCCTATGAATTGCGGGAACGGTACGAAACGCAAGCCGAAAAAATCCGCTATGATTATAGCCTTTCCTATGAACAACAGCGGGAAAGCCTGAAAAGCCTTGCAAGGGATTTTATAAAGGGGGTTTGCAATTATGAATAAACGGGAATATTGCGAAAGCCGGGAAAGCATTGCATATTATAGCGGCTTGAATGGCCTTGAAATCAAAGGCATTGAACACGGCATTGACGATTATATTTACTGTGTTTCCGGGGCGTGGGGCGGCGGTAAAGCGTTCCACCGGTGCAAGATACAGTATACCCGGAAAAGGGCGGCATTTTTCCGGGTGCATGGGTATAAAGTTCCGCTTGATGAATGTATCAGAATGGGGGTTTAATTATGAATTACATTTTCAAAACAACGGCAACAATGAAAGAATACAACAATAAAAAGTGGTACATTGACGGCGGTATTGTTTCAGATATGCGCATAGATGCGGATAGCGTGGAAAATGCGCTTGAAATTTACCGGGAACGGGTGAAAGAAAAGCACTATATCGACATTTCCAAAAATGCTATAAAAAACAAGTCGGAAATGTTCGTTGATCTATCAGACGGGGATACAAAACAAATTGGTTATGTTATCACGGGCAAAACAGAGTTTGACAAGGGCGATTATACCGGATACAGCACACAGTATATTGATCTGTGGATAACAATTCTAACCGTTGTTGATACGGTATTTTAATAGGGCGGTGAAAGCGTGTATTTAATTCTTTTGTTGCTTTTGCTGCCGGTTCAAATCCTGATTGAAATACTGAAATTGAATAAGTGAACGCCGCCCCGGTGCTATTCCGGGGCGGTTATTTTATGCGCTTTTTCGGCCTGATCTGGGCGGCGTGAATGGGTAACGGGGGCGGGGGATATACCGGCGGCAGCGAGGGCGGGGTGAGCTGAAAAATACCTGCAAAAAATAAAAAGGCTTATTTACACTTACCTATTGACAATTACATTTACCTATGCTATCTTATATGCAAGAGGTGATCTTATGATGACATTCAAAAACGCAATCGGCTATATCCGAGTCTCCACCGAGCGACAGGCCGATGATGACAAATACGGTATCGAGGTTCAGAAACAGGCCATTCTTCTCTACGCCAATGACAACGGCTACAACATCGTAGACTGGAAGGTCGATGAAATCAGCGGTGCGAAAGATGACCGTCCCGGCCTGAACGAAATCCTTTATGGGGACGATGTAAGCAATCCCCCCTATGAAGCGGTGATCGTATTCAAGAATGACCGTGTGGCTCGTGATACCAAGCTGTACTTCTACTACCTGTATGTGTTGGAAAAGAAGAACATTAAACTTCTGAGTACGCAGGAGAGCTTCACAGAGGGCAGTGAGTTCGCCAACATCTACCGTGCGTTGCTTCAATTCGTGGCAGAGCAGGAGAGAAAGAACATCGCTCTGCGAACCGGCAAGGGTCGTTCCATCAAGGCTTCCTGCGGTGGGTACAGCGGTGGTCGCCGTCCCTACGGTTACAAGGTGGTTGATGGTGTTCTCACCATTGACGAGCAGGAAGCTCCTATCGTGAAGTTCATCTTTGAGAAGCACGAGGACGGCGTTTCCATGCTGGGTATCACGGAGCTGCTGGAAAAGGCGGGATACCAGACCCGTTCCGGTAAGCGGTTTCAGGTGTCCACCATCAAGAGTATTCTCGGCAACCGTCCTTTGTACGAGGGTATGTATAAATACGGCGACATGAATTGGGTCAAGGGTGTTCATGAGCCGATTTTGAAGGGAGCGGGGGAGGAATGAAAAAGATGGCGTGGCTGATAGGGCTGGCGGTTATCGTAGTCTTCTTTCTGGTTGGGTGTTCTAAGCAGGACTCGCCGGAACCTGTTGCGTGGGACTCGGCTCTTTCCGAAGCCGGGTTCACCGATGACGAGATCGCAAGCTACCGCAAAGTGTTTGACACTATTGGTGTGACCGATTTCCACGATGTTTCTATCGTAGATAATGACCCGATGACCGTGATTTGTGGTAAAATTTATGACAGCGAGGATTTGCAGCTCAATGTGACGCTGGAAAATCGTCAGATCATCTATGTAGAGCTGGCGGGTATCCCTGACACCAAGACCCAAGCCTATTTTAACTGGCGTGGCAAAGTGAAATGGAAGACGGTGAACACGAAAAAAGCAGTTGAGCTATATTCTGACACCGAGGGCGGCTATTTAGGGGTTCTGAATTGGGACAATAAGACGATTTCGGAGTATGAGGGCTGACACCATGCGGTTTTTTCTCAATGTAATCGGATATTTCCTGATAATCAGTTCTATTTTGCTGGTTCTGGCGTTTGTGATACCGAAAATTCTATAATCGGCTTCTGCAAGGGCAGGAGTGACAGCCATAACGGGCTATCTGTGTAGAAATGCACAGGTAGCTCGTTTTTTGTTGGAAAGGAAATGCACATGAATTATGAAAAACTCTCCGGCTCTATCCGAGCCGTGATTGACCGGCGACCGGGAGATAACGGGGCGTACAGCGATCTTTTTTCTCTGTGTCGGGAGTGGGAAACCGAGGATTTCTCAGCGGCGCATAAGGTGAACAAGGAGCTGCTGGCACTCTCCGCAGATCAGGTAGTCCGTGGCGGCGGAGCGAAGTTTTATGAACAGTGGCGGCGGTGTCTTCTCTTTGAAGCGCCCCATGATTTTGACTCCTTCATGACCTACATCGAACTCGACCGCAAGCCGGAAAAGCGGTTTTATGCGCCCCGGAAGCACTATCTCAGGCCGATGGTGCAGGGGTTTCAAGATGTTCTGGACGGGAAACTGCGCCTTTTGACGATCTCCATGCCGAAACGAGCGGGTAAGTCACAAACAGGCATCAATTTTGTGAATATGCTCTCCGGGAAGTTCCCTGACCGCTCGACCCTGATGGAAGGGACAGGCGATGACCTTGTAAAGAGCTTCTACAATGGTTGTCTGGAATACCTGACAGTTCCCAACGAGTATCTGTTCTACGATGTATTCCCGGACGCACGGCTGGTACAGACCAACGCCGACACGAAGACGGTGAACCTGAAAAGCAAGTCCCGTTTCCCCACCATCATGTGTCGTTCCATTGATGCTCGACAGGTGGGCTTGTCCGAAGCCACCAATGTCCTCTACCTCGATGACTGCGTAGAGGGTCGTGAGGAAGCGAAGAACCGCCAGCGGCTTGATGACAAGTGGGAAGTGATCTCCGGCGATATTATGGGTCGTGCCATTGAAGGTACGCCGATGGTTTTTACCGGCACTCGCTATTCCCTGTATGACCCCATCGGTCGTGTGCAGGAACACGCACAGCGGGAGGGTTGGGCTTGGAGAGCGATTGAGATACCCGCCCTCGATCTTGTGACGGACGAGAGCAATTATGAGTATGAACGGGAGGGCAAGAAGGTCTTTACCACCGCCTACTTCCGGGAGCAGCGGGAGCTTCTGAGCGCAGAGCAGTTTGAGAGTGAGTTCCAGCAACAGCCTTTTGAAGCGAAGGGTCTGCTGTTCAACAAGGACGAGCTGAACTACTTCTTCGAGCTGCCGAAAGACCGTGACCCGGATACCATCATCGCCGTTGGCGATACGGCGGAAAGTGGCTCGGACTCGACCTCTATGCCGGTGGCGATGATATACGGCAATGCTGTGTATATCGTTGATGTGGTCTTTGATGACTCTCCCGCTGAGGTGACGAAGCCGGAATGTGCCAAGTGCCTGATTGGGAACAAGGTTGCTTCCGCCGTCTTTGAGTCCAACAACGCCGGTCAATATTATGCCAGAGATGTTGACCAGATCATTCGTGAGCGTGGGTACTCTGTTGGTATCCGCACGAAGCGCACGATCTCCAATAAGCAGACCCGTATCGAGTTCGCTTCCGACAACATCAAGAAGAACTTCTACTTCAAGCACCCCTCCACCTACAAGCGGGGCAGTCAGTATTGGAACTTCATGAAGGAAGTGACCACCTACACCCGCTCCGGCAAGGTTCCACACGATGACGCTCCTGACTCCCTCTCCCTATTGGAGAACGAAATCCGTATGCTATCCGGGGGTAAGGTGGAGGTTTTCAAACGGCCTATTTGAGTTCTTTACTTTCATTGTGGCGAATGGTATGATAAAAGGTTAGTATTGACAACCATTGGAGAGTTTGATACAATGATAAGAGAGAAAATAGGTAGAGGGGAGGTATTCTGTCTTGGGCTGTTTCGGTCGTAAGAAAATCTTTACCAATGTGACGGAGATCACACGGGACAATGTTCTGGACGTGCTGAGAAAGGCACTTATCACACATTGGTCGAACAAAGCGGATATGGAATATCTCTATGCCTACTACAAAGGCAGACAGCCGATTTTGAACCGTAAAAAGGAAGTCCGCCCTGAGATTCAAAACAATGTGGTCGAGAACCGTGCCAATGAGATCGTGTCCTTCAAGGTCGGCTATCTGATGGGGGAACCCATTCAGTATGTCAGCCGAAGCGATGATAAGATGGTTGCCGACAAGATCACCACTCTGAACGGCTACTGTCTTTCCGAGGATAAGGCCGCAAAGGATAAGGAACTGGCAGATTGGTTTCACATCTGCGGCACGGCATACCGCATGGTGCTTCCCGACAGCGTGTTTGAGAAGGAAAGCGATGAAGCTCCTTTCGAGATTTACACCCTCGACCCTCGGTTTGCTTTCGTGGTGTATGCCAATTCCATCGGGGAACCGCCCGTAATGGGTGTGAAGTACATTCAGCGGTCGGACGGTGTAGTGGTTTACAGCATTTATACGAAAGACCGCTATTTCGAGGTTGAAAACCAGAGTATGATCGTCCGGGAAGAAGCCCAGTCGCTTGGTATTCCCATTATCGAATACCCGGCAAACAACGCTCGGTTGGGTGCTTTCGAGATCGTTCTTCCCCTGCTGGACGCTATCAATACCGTAGACAGCAACCGCCTTGACGGTGTGGAGCAGTTCGTTCAGGCGCTCATGCTGTTTCACAATGTTGACATTTCCGATGATGATTTCTCCAAGCTGCGGGACGAGGGTGCGATCAAGTACAAGGACATCGACCCGCAGTATAAAGCGGAGATCAAGTATCTGACCTCCGAACTGAACCAAAGTCAGACACAAACACTGGTCGATCACCTCTATAACACGGTGCTGACGATCTGCGGTATGCCAAACCGCAACGGTGGTTCTTCCACCAGCGATACCGGCTCTGCGGTCATCATGCGTGATGGTTGGTCGGCAGCGGAAGCCAGAGCGAAGGACTCCGAATTGATGTTCAAGCTCTCCGAAAAAGAGTTCTTGAAGCTGGTTCTGCATATCTGTTCCGATCTGAGTGATCTGGAATTGAAGCTGTCGAACGTGGAGGTTCGTTTTACTCGGCGCAATTATGAAAATATTGCTCAGAAAGCGACCGTATTGACCACTATGCTCAGTAATCCCAAGATTGCTCCCGTTCTGGCCTTTACCCATTGTGGTATGTTCTCCGACCCGCAGCTTGCGTACCGTATGAGCATGGATTACGCTGAGGAACAGGAGAAAAAGGCCGCTGAACTCGCCAGCAAGCAGAAGGAGGTTAATCCTGATGGAAAAGGAAATCCGCCTGACCCCGGAAGTGGTCAGGAAGATTGAGGAAATCTTGACTACGGGAAAGACCGTTGAGATCGCCGAGCGGCACGAGAAAGTGGTTGTTTGGGCGGTCAGCAGCAAAAAGAAATATGAACAGCCTATCACATAGGCGGTAGGGACAGCCATTACGGGCTACTGATACCGAAAAGGTATTGGTAGCCCTTTTTCTTTTGGTTTAATCGCCGTAAGGCGTTGAATAGGCAGAGAAGCCTTAAATCACAAAACGGAGAGAACCGTAAACACAAAGGTATAGTGCGGAGATGCACTTTAAAAAGCGCAGAAAGGAACGATTGTATGGCAAAGATTGATGTTTCCACCATTGAGGGCTTTGCGGATATGACCGCAGAGCAGAAAGCGGAAGCCCTCGCAAACTACGAGTTTCCCGACCCTGATTATACCGGCTATGTGAAGAAAGATGTTTTTGACAAGACTGCTTCTGAGCTTGCGTCTTGGAAGAAGAAACACAATGAGCTGCTTTCTGAGGAAGAACGCAAGAAGCTGGAAAATGAGCAGATGTTCGAGGAAATGAAGAACAAGCTGGCGGGATTGGAAAAGGAGAAGACCGTTTCCAGTTACAAGGCGAGTTTCGCCGCACAGGGTTATCCTGAGCCGCTGGCGACCGAAGCCGCTACCGCTATGGCGAACGGTGAGATGGATAAGGTCTTTGCCGCACAGAAGACGTTTCTGGAACAGTATGAAAAAGATGTGAAAGCCAAGGTTCTGAAAGAAACCCCCAAGCCCCCTACCGGTGGCAAGGGCGGCGAGATGACCAAGGCTAATTTTCTGAAACTCGACACCAAAGCCCAGTTGGAGTTCATCAAGGAACATTCTGACTGGCAGACAATTTTGAAGTAATTATGGAGGTAAAACATTATGGCTACCTATCTCGGTTTTCCGTTTGACCCTGAGCTGTTTAACTACAACTGGGCAAACGCAAAAGACCCCACCCTGACCGCTATGTTTGAGAGCGGCGCTGTCGCTCCGAACGCAGAGCTGGCGAAGCTGATCGCTAACGGCTCTGACTTCTACACCCTGCCCTTCTACAAGGTCATCGGCGGCACTCCTGAGAACTACGATGGCGCAACCAACATCACCCTGACCGACCCCGCTGGCGGCGCTCAGAACGGTATCGTGTTTGGTCGTGCACACGGCTGGAAGGAGAAGGACTTCATCGTTGATTACAACAGCGGTGCCGACCCCATGCAGCAGATCGTGTCTCAGGTGTCCAAGTATTGGCAGAAGCAGCGCCAGTCCATCATGCTGAAAATCCTCAATGCGGTCTTCGGCGTGACCTACAGCGGTGAGTTTGCTGATTGGGCGAACCACACCACCGACCTGTCTTCCATTTCTACCACCGTTACGGACGCTAACAAGATGGGCGCTACCACCATCGGTGACGCTATCCAGAAGGCCGTAGGCGACAATCAGGACGCTTTCCAGCTTGTGTTTATGCACAGCAAGGTCGCCACGAACATGGCTGGCCTGAAACTGCTGGACTTCCTCAAGTACACGGACGCAAACGGCGTGGAGCGCCCCCTGCGTATCGGCACGGTGAACGGCATGACCGTGATCGTGGACGATGGCTGTCCCACCACCACCACCACAGCGGATACTTCCAAGGCAGCGACCTACACCACTTACGTTCTTGGTCTGGGCGCTATCCAGTACGCTCCCGCCCCCGTGAAGGTTCCTTCCGAGCTGACCCGTGATGCTCTCAGTGGCGGCGGCTATGACGCTCTGGTGACTCGTATTCGTGAAACCATGCACCCCAACGGTTTCAGCTTCACCAAGCCCGCCAGCGACTACACCGCTTCCCCCACGGACGCTCAGCTTGCGAATCCCGCCAACTGGTCTATCGTGGCTGACCCCAAGACGATTGCACTGGCGAAGATCATCACCAACGGCTAAGGAGGTTCACCATGTTCTATGTTTCTGACGGAAAAGTGTATGTGAGGGAGGGAAATCACTTCCGTAACGTAGGCTTTACCGCAAAGGACAAGGTGATTACTCGGCGTGAACTGGAAAGTACCTCTGTGGTGATGGGTACGGTGGTTGCCGATACTCTCGATAACCCCGTAGCCCTCACCCGTGAGGAAATCATTACCAAGTTCAATCTGTCCGAGGAAAATCCCATTCCCGTTATCAAGAAGTCCCGCAAGAAGTCCGAGGAACCCGCTGAGTGATAGGAGGTGGAAAGCATGACGGACGCTGAGAAGTTGAAAATGGTGAAAGCCATGACCGGCGAGACAGACGAGGACACGCTTTCCACCTACCTTTCTATCGCCGGAAACAAGGTGTGCCGCAAGGCATACCCCTTTGACCCCACCGTGACCGCTGTTCCTGACCAGTACGCTCACATTCAGGTGGAGATCGCCGTGTATCTGCTGAACAAGCGGGGGGCCGAAGGGCAGACCGCTCACAGTGAGAACGGTATCTCCCGCTCCTATGAGGACGGCGATGTGCCGCCTACGCTGCTGAGGGATATTGTTCCCTTTGCCGCTGTGATGGGAGGTTGAGTGTATGAGAACGCTGAACCGCAACAAATCGCCCTTCTGGTATCTGCTGTATGACAGCAAGGTTCCCGCCAAGGACGAGTACGGCAACGAAACCGGCGAGGAACTGGTGGTTTACAAGCCTGCCGTGGCGATGAACGCCAATATCTCGGCGGCGACCGGCTCCGCTCAGGTGGAGCAGTTCGGTAATTTCGCAGGGTACGACAAGGTGATCGTCACCGATGACCTGAGCTGCCCCATTGACGAGAATACCGTGCTGTTCATCGACAAAGAACCGCAGTATGACAAGGACGGGAAGCCGCTCTACGATTACATGGTCAAGCGGGTCGCCAAGTCCCTCAACTCCATTTCTTATGCGGTCAGTAAGGTGACGGTATCGTGAGTCAGACGATCAATGTTCCGCTTTCCGGGAGAGGGATTGAGCGGCTGATACGGGAAGCTGAAAATCGTAAAACTTGGCTTCGAAATCGTACAACGGTTTTTCTTGAACGCTTAGTTGCGATGGGGGTTGGAATTGCTTCTGCGTGTTTCGATGACGCAGCCTATGATGGCACAAATGATGTTGTTGTATCTGCGGAATATCGAGGTGAAAATGCAAGGGCGATTGTGGCAGTCGGTAAAGCGGTTTTATTTATCGAGTTCGGCACAGGCGTGACCTATCCCGATAACCACCCGGAAGCCAGAGATCGCAATATGAAGCGTGGCGAGTACGGTCAAGGTCACGGCAAGCAGCACTCTTGGGGTTATTACGGCGACCCCGGCACGAACGGAGTGCTGAAAGAAAAAAAGAACGGTGGGTTCGTGGTCATCACCCACGGCAACCCCGCCAATATGCCGATGTACGAAACGGTAAAGGAGCTACAAGACCGGCTCACGGAAATTGCGAAGGAGGTGTTTTCATGATTGATGTGGAGAGTCAAATCTACACGCCGATTGCGGAAGCCCTGAGAGCGCAGTTTCCCGGTATCTTGGTCAGCGGCGAGTATGTCAATGCCCCTACCCGTTTCCCTTATGTGAGCTTGGTGGAGCAGGATAACTACACCACGGAAGCTCACATGGACAGCGGCGATACGGAGAGGTTCGCCACGCTGATGTACGAGGTGAATGTCTACTCCGATAAGGCAGGCGGTAAGAAATCCGTTTGCCGAAAAATCATGAGGTTTGTGGACGATCTCATGTACGCCAAGAATTTCCGGCGTATTTCTCTGTCCCCGGTTCCCAATTTGGAGAACGCAACAATCTACCGTCTGGTTGCCCGATACAAGGCTGAAACGGACGGAACCACTCTTTATAGGAGGTAAATGAAATGGCTATTTCCACCTACAAGGTTTTTCTGATGAAGAAAGCCGACACTGGTGAACAGTGGAGCAAGCTGATCGACATTAAGGAGTTTCCTGACCTCGGCGGCGAACCCGAAATGTTGGAAACCACCACCCTGAGCGACAATATGCAGACCTACATCGCCGGTATCCAGTCCCTCGATGGTCTGTCCTTCACCGCCAACTACACGCTGGCTGATTTCCAGACCCTCAAGGCTTTGGAAGGCAAGAAGGCCAGCTATGCGGTCTGGTTTGGCGGCACCGAGAGCGATGGCACTGTTACTCCCGATGGCTCTAACGGCAAGTTCAGCTTTGACGGTGAGCTGTCCGTGTATCCCGTGGGCGGCGGCGTGAACGAAGTGGTGAACATGAACATCACCATCGCTCCTTCCACCCCCATCGCTTTCTCCGCAACCTAAGACACTAACAATCGCCGTATTGATAAGGAGGATTTATCATGGCAAAGCAGTTGACGATCAATGACCCTACTACCGGTGTGACCTACACGCTGGAATACACCCGCAAGACCGTTGAAGCGATGGAGAAGAACGGCTTCGTTGCTGCTGATGTGGAGCGCAAGCCTATGACTCTGCTTCCGGCTCTGTTTGCTGGTGCGTTCCTCGCCCATCATCGGTTCGTGAAGCGTGATGTGATCGACAGCATTTACGCTCGTATGAACCACAAGGACGAGCTGATTGCCGCTCTGGTAGAGATGTATAACGACCCCCTGCTGAGTCTGCTGGACGAGCCTGAGCAGGAGGGCAACGAGGGAAACCTGAGCTGGAAGACCGGCTGGTAAGCGACCGATCTTCCAGAAGTGAGGGGGGCGGCGGCGACCATCGCCCCGCTCCCCTTCTCGCTTACACACCAAAGTTTTATGAGGTTTTCCCGTACTATCTTTCCATTGGCATGACCTATGAGCAGTTTTGGGAACAGGATTGCGAATTGGTGAAGTATTACCGAAAGGCGGCGCAAATCAGGCAAGACCTGAGAAATCAAGACGCTTGGCTCCAAGGAGCTTATTTTTACGAAGCTCTTATTGACGCTGCCCCGGTTCTTCGTGCTTTCGCCAAGAAGGGAACCAAGCCCACACCGTATCGGGAAAGCCCCTACGAGCTGTTCAGTCGGCAGGATAAGAAACAGCAGAAGCAGCTTCAAGAAAAACACGATGACCAAGCCAAGGCATACATGGAAGCCTTTATGGTATCGGTCAATAAGAAATTTCAAGAGAAAGGTGGTGGCGTAAGTGGCTGACAATGTGGAAATTCAGGGGTTGGAGTTTCAGATCGTTAATGACAGTACGCAGGCGGTCACAGGACTTCAAAACCTGATTAACACGCTCAATCGTTTGAAAACCGCTACCAACGGCGGCGCAACGGGTCTGAGCAAGACCGCTCAGGGTATTCGGGAGCTTTCCAATTCTCTGAAAGGCTTGAACAGCGGTGACGCTTCGCAGAAGATCACCCGGCTTACCAATGCGCTGACCGCTCTGAGTCAGGTTGGGAATGTGAAGATTTCTTCCTCCATCGCCAACCAGCTCACGGCAATCAACACCGCTCTCGCTGGCCTGAAATGGACGGACGGCGACAAGCTGACTTCCCTTGCCAACGGTTTACGCCCTCTCTCCGAGTTGGGTAAGGCCAATATGACCACCTTTATCAATCAGCTCTCCAAGCTGCCGAAGGTGATCGAGGATTTGGAAGCGGCGGACATTGACAAGTTTACACAGCAGATGACCGCTCTTGCCGCCGCCATGAAGCCTTTTGCCGATGAAATGCAGAAGGTGTCCAACGGCTTTTCGGCGTTCCCGTCCAAAATCCAAAAGCTGATTACCAGCACGGAGAAATACAACGCTTCTGCTCGTAAAGCAACCTCCACCACCGGGAAGTTCACGAGCGGATTGAAAGCGTTGAATGTCGCCGCTGTTGCAATCACTTTCCGTAAAATCGGTCATTTCATCGCACAGGCGGTTACGGAGTCCAACAAGTACCAAGAAGACTTGAACCTGTTCACAGTTGCCTTGGGGCAGTATGCCGCCGAAGCTCAAAACTACGCTGAAAAGGTGTCCGATGTCATGGGTATTGACCCGGCACAGTGGCTCCGCAATCAGGGTGTTTTCAACACGCTGCTGACCGGTTTCGGTGACACGGCTGAACGAGCGCAGCTCATGAGCCAAAACCTGACACAGCTCGGCTACGATATTTCTTCCTTCTTCAATATTTCCATTGAAGACGCTATGCAAAAGTTACAGTCCGGTATTTCCGGTGAGTTGGAACCTCTGCGGCGCTTGGGCTACGATTTGTCGCAGGCACGGTTGGAGCAGACCGCTTTGAACCTTGGTATCAAGGAAAGCGTTGCAAACATGACGCAGGCAGAAAAGGCCGAGCTGAGATACTACGCCATTATGACTCAGGTGACAACCGCTCAGGGTGATATGGCGAGAACGCTGGAAGCTCCCGCAAACCAGCTTCGTATCTTGCAGGCACAGCTTACACAGGCCGCACGAGCTATCGGTAATATCTTCATTCCCGCACTGAACGCAATTCTTCCCTATGCAATCGCTGTTGTTCAGGTCATTCGAGAGATCGCCAATGCCCTTGCCAACCTTGCGGGTTTCAAGTTGACGGAGGTGGACTATTCAGGAGTGAATAGCGCTGCTGTCGGCGCTGGGTCTTTGGCTGATAATCTCGATGACGCTGCCGGTGCTGCCAAGAAGTTGAAGCAGTACACCGCAGGCTTTGACGAGCTGAATGTCTTTGCTCCTAACACGGGAAGCGGTTCCGGGGCGGGTGCTGGTGGCGCAGGCGGATTTGATTTCGATTTGCCCACCTACGATTTCCTTGGTGACGCTGTGCAGACCCGCATTGGTGAAATCAAGAAGATGATTGAGGACACTCTCGCAGAGATCACCACGATTGTTTCCGGCTTTATGCTGGCGGTAGGTGCAATTCTGGTCGTAACCGGTGTGAATATTCCGCTGGGTGTCGGCCTGATGGCGGCGGGTGCGGTCGGCCTTGCGGCTACCGTTGGGCTGAATTGGACTGCTATGAGTAGCGAACTGGCAAGTACGCTGGCTCTCATTACAGGCGTTGTCGGCGGCTTCCTGCTGGCTCTTGGCGCAATTATGGCGTTCTCCGGGGCGAACCTTCCTCTTGGTATCGCTTTGATGGCCTTGGGCGGGGCAAGCCTTGTATCTGCCGCTGTTATCAACTGGCATAACAGTGACCGACACCTCACTGACGCTTTGACCACCTTAACGGGAGTTCTGGCGGGTGCTTCTCTGGCGGTAGGCGCTATGTTGGCCTTTACCGGGGTCGCAACCGGGCTGGGTATTGCGCTGATGGCTGTTGGTGCTGTTACGCTCGTATCTGCCGCAGCTCTAAACTGGAACAGTATCCCGGACGCTCTGGCTTCTCCCTTGTCCAGAGTAGGATTGCTGGTCAGTGGAGCAACCTTGGCACTCGGCGCTATCCTCGCTTTCTCCGGGTGTATGCCCCTCGGTATTGCGCTGATGGCGATTGGTGCTGCTTCTCTGGTTTCCGTAATGGCTCTCAACTGGAATGGCCTGAGCGATGAAATCCAGAATGTGATTGCCATTATTACCACGGTCGTATCTGTGGCGTTCCTCGCTATTGGTGCGGCACTGGCGTTCTCCGGGGCGAATATCCCGTTGGGTCTGGCTCTGCTGGCGGCGGGTGCGGTCACAATGGGTACGGCTATCATGCCGAACTGGAATGATCTCTCCGACAATGTTCAGCAGAAGATCAGCATGATTACCACCGTTGTCGGCGGCGCTCTCTTGGCTGTCGGCGCTATCCTTGCTCTAAGCGGAGTCGCCCTTCCTCTCGGTCTTGGCCTGATGGCGGCTGGCGCATTGAGCCTTGGCGCTGTTGCTACCCTGAATTGGGATTTTGTGGTTAATTCCATTAAGAAAGTCGTATCGGTCATCACGGGTATTCTCAGCGGCGCATTGATCGTTCTCGGTGTCTTGCTGTGCCTGAGCGGTGCGGGTGTTGGTCTTGGTCTTGCGGTACTGGCGGCGGGTCTGTCTCTGTCGTATGCGGCATGGACGCTGGACGATAATCCCATTACTCGCTTTGTGCGACAGATGGCGAACTCCATCATTGGACTTGTGAACGGTGTCATTGACGCAATCAATGATATGTTCCATATCCAGTTCAACGGTCTGTCTGTCATGGGTATCACGCTTATTCCGGCGTTTGATATTCGATTGGTGGATATTCCGCATATTCCGTTCTTTGAAGACGGCGGTTTCCCGAACGAAGGACAGCTCTTTATCGCCCGTGAAGCGGGTGCGGAAATGGTCGGTGCGATGGGGCGCAGAACGGCGGTTGCCAATAATGACCAGATCGTTGAGGGTATCTCCGCTGGCGTATCCGTTGCCAACGATGGCGTGATCGCTGCCATTTACGCTCTGCTGAATGTCGTGGAGGAAAAGGATATGTCCGTTGTCATTGGTGACAATGAAATTGGTCATTCCTACGACCGCTACAAGGAGAAGCGTGGTCGGCAAGTATCTACTGGCGTGTTCGCCAATGCCTACTAAGGAGGGCTGAGGAAATGCAAAGTTTCATTACAATCAATGGCACAAAGTTTCCTCAGCCCCGCAGGGGCTTAGAGCTGCTGTCTGCCACTATCGTAGACTCTGCCAGAAACGCCAACGGCGTTGTGGTGGGTCAGAAGGTCGGCAGAGATCAACAGAAGCTCAACAACCTCTTTTGGGGCTACTTGACAGCGGAGCAGTGGTCTGCCATGTTGCAGATTTTTGACAAGAACTTCTTTGTGACGGTCACTTATCCTGACATGGTAAACAACCGCTGGACAACCCGAAAGATGTACCCCGGCGACCGCACGGCGACCCCGTACCATCTTGACCCGAACACGGGGCTTCCTGCGGACTACATCAACTGCAAAGTCAACATCATTGACTGCGGCGAACCGTTCTAAGGAGGTGTAGCCGTGAAACATGTAAGCAACGCTTACAAGCTGTCGATGAAGTCTTTGCTTCGTGAGCAGTCTTTTGTGGAGATCACCTTCTCTCAGGTGGACACGGCAGCGGCAACAGACGGTAATTGGGTCAGCAACGGGGCGCAGAGCTATTCTGAGTTCGACACGCTGGACTACGGATATGATTATCAGGAGTCCTATGCGGCGTTGGAGCTGAACCGGTGGGCGCTGGACGGGAATACGGTCATCGTTCCTTCTTCCGGGACGATGTATGACGGCTTTGTTTCGAGCCACATGAGTAATGCTGAGGGCAAGTTCACCACCCCTGCGGTGCTGACCCGTGCTTTCAGCAATCCGCATACCTTCCCCGGTATCACCCTGACTTTTGACACTCGCTATCAGGAATGGCCTGACACCGTGACGGTTGATTTCTACCTGAATGGGGCGGTGCTGGAAAGTCTGACCCTTCCCGTAGAGGGAACAGAGGTGGTCATTGATACGAAGGTCGCTTCTTGTGACAAGATCGTGTTGACGATGGGGAACACCCTTCCGTACCGCCGACCTCGGTTGCAACAGGTTCTCTACGGTGTGCAGAAGAAATTTGGAAATGATGACATTGTTTCCATCAAGGAGTCTCACGATGTAGACCCGCTCTCCCGCAGACTGCCGCAGGAAACCATGCAGTTCGTTCTTTTGGACTACGAACACAATTATGACCCGGATAACCCGAAAGGCATTTATGCCTATCTGGATAAGAAATCACCGATTTCTCTCCGATACGGTTATATGCTTCCCACGGGTAAGGTCGAGTGGCTGAAAGCGGACAAGTATGTGCTGAACAGCAAACCGAAAGCTGCCAAAAATCAGGCCACCTTTACGGGTACAGGTCTGGTTGGAAGTCTGACCGGAACCTTCTACAAGAGTAAGCTCGGTTCCAAAAACTTCTACGACATGGCTGAGGAAGTGCTTTTGGACGCAGACCTGACGCTGACAGCGCAGGGTACGCACCCATGGGTGATTGACCCAACCTTGAAGCAGATGTTCACTACGGCGGCGCTTCCTATTGACTCGCACATGAACTGTCTGCAACTGATCGCTCACGCCTGCCGCTGCCGCCTGTTTACAGACGATGACAATATCATTCACATCAAGCCCTTCGGCGTGACTGTGGTTGGTATTTACAGCGGCGTATGGGCAGATAACGGTCATCTGTGGTACAGCGAGTGGGACACTGTTGACCGTGGCAATAAGGTCGGTAACACCTATGCGGCGTTGGAACTGAACCGCTGGACACTGGATGGTGGAGATCAGGTCATTGTCGAAGACACCGACCCCTCCGGTCGAGGGTTTATCAGTGAAGCGATGACTGCGGCAGATGGCACTTATACTACGAAGCCGACCTTCACCAAGACCTTTGATGTTTCTCACGACCTTCCCGTGCTGGCTTTCCGCTTTGATACCCCCTTAGACGAGTACCCCACCTCTATTCGGGTCAAATATTACGCCGGGACGAAGCTGCTGGACACGCAGACTGTAAAGGGTATTACTTCTGCGGAGGTGTTTGTCAACAGCGAAGCGGCGATTGACTGTACCAAAATCGAGGTAACGATGGACGGTGGCCTGCCGTACCGCCGTATGCGGGTGAGCAAGCTCTACTACCGTGAAACGGACTTCACGCTGGACTTTGACTCGATTGATAAGGACTCCCAATCCATCGCAAAGATCGACCAGCTTAAAGCGGTATCTGTCGCCAAGTATGCGTACACGGCGGCAAACGATACCACCAAACTTTTCGAGGGAACGACCACCGAAACTCAGTTTCATGTCGAGTTCTCTGGTCTTGCACAAGATGTTTCTATCTCTGTTTCTGGCGGTTCGTTGGTATCCTCCAACATTTACGCCAGAGCTGCGGATTTGGTGTTATCCTCCGGCACTAAAACCGTAGTCATTACCGGCAAAACTCTGTCTGAGAACTCGGTGGTCGTTTCCTATCCCGTGGCTCTCGATGGAGAAATCGACAAGGAGGAAAACCCCCTTATCACCAACGATACGATGTGCGCCGCTCTTGCCGATCAGGTGAAAAAGTATCTGCAAATGAGAAACACCTATCAGACAAAATACCGTGGCAATCCTGAGTTGGAAGTGGGCGATGTGATTGGCTTGCAGACGCTCTATACCGATGAAATGGACGCATTGATCTTGGTGGACGAGATCACATTTAACGGCTCTCTGAGCGGAAAGTTGAAGGTGAAAGGTCTGATATGAGTATTATTGATAATCTCGTCTACGACCGCACACAGGCCGATGTAGACAGGGTTTTTACCCTGAAAAACAAAATCCTCACAGAAGGGCTTTCGAGCCTTTCCGCTGAGGAAAAGACCGAGTACATGGCTGGTATGAAGGGTGCTTACAATTACGGGGACATGAACCGTGTGGGGCAGGCGGTAGCCTATATCGCCAACCGCATGACTTCTCTCCCCGGACAGTTGGCGGCATACCGAGCGGAGAAAGGAGTCGCTGATGACCCGATCTACCAAGTTCCGTATGACCCTTCCTCAGTGGTGGTTGCGGCAAAGACGAATTGGGCGATGGGTGATACGCCCACCCAATCTCTCGTGAAAGCCTATTTGAACAACCTGACGGTTCTCCGAAAGCAGCTCACGCTTCCCCCGGACGCACCGCTGGTTCCGAGCAGTCTGGACAATCTCACTTTTTCCACGGCAAACAACATCGAATATCTCCTGTATGTCATCGACACAACGCTGACCGAGGTAGAAACCGAGCTGTATTCCAAGATCGACCGCACGGTGGACGCTTTCGCCTATGTTGGTCTGTATAACTGCGGAGAGTAAGGAGGAAATTTCATGAAAGATACTGTCATCAAGGGCAACGGTAAGTCCCGGTCTATCAAGGCTCCTACCGATATGCCTGCAACCTTCGAGGAATGGCGCACACAGCTTCTCGCCGGAACCGCTACCCTCGACATTGGTCTGAACGCCGCAGGCTGTGATGTGGTCGGCACAGCCATGAGCAAGGCAAATCTGCTGTCCGACACCACCAAGTCGGCACTGGAACTGAGCGGCAGCGACCCCACGGTGAATGACGCTCTGTATGCTCTGAGCCAGAAGGGTTCTCCCGCAGAGGTGCGTGTCATCGCTGATATAGGCTCGACCGTCACCATGAGTAGGGGTGGTAAAACTCTGACAGGCAAGGTTGCTTCGACCGGCTATGCCACTCTATACCCGACCGAGCTGGGTGACTGGACTATCGTGTTTACTTACAACGGTTCTCAGAAAACCAAGGTTTACACGCTGGAAGTCATCGGTATCGTGTATGTCTATCCCTTTGTGGTCGGTGCTACGCTGGAAGCTACCTCTTGGGACAACATCGCCGCTGTTTCCAAGTTCGGTCAGGCTCCGAACTACTGGAAGGTCGGTGACAAGAAGAACATTACTGTCAACGGCGTGACCTATGCGGCGCAGATCATCGGTTTTGACCACGACACTCTGACCACCGCAGACGGTAGCCGCACCAAGGCTGGTATCACCTTCCAGTTGGTCGATTGTTTGAACACGACCTATTCCATGAACGGCTCCAACACCAATGTGAACGGCTGGCGTGGTTCCACTATGCGTACCTCCACAATGGCAACGCTGCTGAACCAGCTTTCCTCTGACCTGAAAAGCGTGTTGAAGTTCGTCAACAAAGTGACCAGCAAGGGCAACAATCAGTCCGGTTTGGAAACCACTTCCGACAAGCTGTTCCTTCTGTCCGAGATCGAAGTCTTTGGTGCTACTCAGTATTCTTACGCTGGTGAGGGTAAGCAATACGAGTATTATACCGCTGGCAACAGCACCATTAAGAAGGTCAATGGTTCTGCGAACCGCTGGTGGGAGCGTTCTCCTCGTTCCGGCGGCACCGACTACTTCTGTTATGTGAACGGCACCGGCGGCGCCACCAATTCCAACGCCAGCAACTCCTATGGCGTGTCCTTCGGCTTCTGCGTTTAATCCCCGGTTTCATCAACACCAATCCCGCCCCGTCAGGGGCGGTGTGAGAAAGGAATGTTGGCGTGTCAGTCATCAAAGCTATGCGTGGCGAAAGCTCCATGCAGTTCATCGAAACCGCCAGACGGTTGGAGCTTCACGCTTTCTCCGTCTGCACCAAGGCTCCTAAAAGATACGCACCTCTGCTGACAAACCGTATCTTCGAGCTGGCTTCCACGGTTCACGAGGAAGTCCGAGCGGCGAACAACATCTACCCGCACAATCAGCATGAAGCGCAAATGCGGCGAGATCATCTGATTAACGCCAACATCGCCCTTCAAAATCTCAGCCCGAAGCTGACTTTGCTCTATGACGCTATTCTCCAAAACCCTGAAAAATGTCCGTGGATTGACCACGCCATGAAGGAATTTGGAGAGTACATCACGGACGAAGCACAGCTTATCTCCAAGGTTCGGAAAGCTGACCACGAGAGGTATAAAGACCTCCCTGCGTGAGTTTTTCATTGGGTCAAGCCCTGTAATTGTTACCGTTTCTGCGAACAACTGGTGGGAGCGTTCTCCTAATTCCGGCAACACCAACAACTTCTGTAATGTGAACAACAACGGCAACGCCAACAATAACAACGCCAGCAACTCCAATGGCGTGTCCTTCGGACTCTGCAACTTCGCATAGGTCAGTCGTAGTAACCCCTTTGGGCGAAATCAGTACCTTTTGCAGAGGGAGGGCTTGTTCCCGGCTACCAAGCCAAAACACCCCGTCCGATGTAGTCAGCCGGACGCTTCTTGCATGGTGAGCGATTGTACGGTAGCTCATTTCATGGCTGGTACTACAAGCAGTTAGAACCCGTACCCGACAATAAGACTGTACGGAGGGGAACCTTCTATGACAAGTGAAGAACGGAGAGAAGCCCGTTATCAACGCAGAAAAGCCAAGCGGGACGAAGCTCGTCTGCGGCGAAGCAAAGAATGTGGTGATTTCGATGAAGTCTTTTCGTTCAGACACCTTTACCTTTCCGGGAAGAAATGCTGTAAGGGTGTCTACTGGAAAAACTCAACTCAGCGGTATATCGGCAATATCATTCCGATCATCGCAAAGACCCATCGTGAACTTCAAAACGGAACCTTCAAGCACCGTGGTTTTCACGCTTTCACCATCATGGAGCGAGGGAAGAAGCGGTATATCCGATCAGTCCATATCACGGAACGAGCGGTTCAAAAGTGTCTGTGTGACTACTGCTTAGTTCCCATCTATTCGGCCTGTTTCATCTATGACAACTCAGCCAGCTTGAAACACCGAGGTATGGACTTCGCCCTGCGCCGTATGACCTGTTACCTTCAACGGCATTATAGGAAGTATGGTCTGGAAGGAGGGGTTCTACTTTACGATTTTCACAGCTTCTTTGACTCAGCTCCACACGAGCCGCTGTTCCGTGAAGCCGACCGCAGACTTCATGACCCGAAAATCAGAAAGCTTGCGAACAGCTTTATTACGGACTTCGGTTCTGTGGGCTTGGGCCTTGGCAGTCAGGTATCTCAGACAAACGCCCTCATGCTTCCCAATATGATTGACCACTATTTCAAAGAGGTCTGCCGTATCAAAACCTATGAGCGATACATGGACGATGGTGTGGCAATCAGCCCTGACATTGATGACCTGTATCTCTGCATGGACGGGTTAAAGATCATCTGCGAGAAGTGCGGTCTGGAACTGAATTTGAAGAAGACAAGGGTCATTCCTCTCAGAGATTATTACCGCTGGTTGAAAACGAGGTTCATCATCACACCGACCGGCAAGGTTGTTCGGAAGATGAACAAGGACTCAACAAAAATCGTTCGACACAAGCTCAGGGCTTTCCGAGGAAAGCTCGACCGGGGCGAAATGACCTTGGCTGACATTCGGTGTTCCGTAGACTCCTACAACGGTCACATGAAGCGAGGTCATAGCTTCAAGGTGCGGCAACGCACTAATCAGTATTTCAAATCATTGTACGGGTTCTACCCGGACGAGAAAGGTTGGAAAAGCCATGTATAAAATCATCAAGAAGGACGCAGTTCTCGGCATTGTGAGCAATCTAACTTGGGTATGTATGCAGGAAAACGGCTGCTACGGCCTGACGGTCGAGGACAATGCACAGGGTATTGCCTTGAACGGCACCGTGTACCATGTCAACGGACACCCCGAACTGGACGGTGCTGAAACGGTTTCGGTCGAAGAAGTGGACGATGGCGTTTACGCTTCCAGTCTGACCGCTCTGCTGACTGACCCGAACGACCTTCGTAATTCTGAGCAGTTCCGCAAGGCTGTTCAGATGTTCGCCAAAAGCCTTGACGAAGACTCTGCGATGATGATTGCAACCATCTACGACCCCTATCAGGTCGATCATGCCTATGCTGTTGGTGATTATTTCACCTACGGCGTGAACGGTGTAGGCGACCCGCAGCTCTACAAGGTAGTACAGGCGCACACTTCTCAAGCAGATTGGGAGCCTGACACACTTCCCGCTCTCTACACGCCGATTGGCCTGACCCCCTCCGGCTACCCCGTGTGGACTCAGCCAACAGGCGCTCATGACGCTTACAATAAGGGTGACATTGTGAGTTACAACGACAAGCTGTACCGCAGTCTGATTGACGGAAATGTGTATTCCCCGGACGCTTATCCCGCTGGCTGGGAAGAATACACCGGCGAGTAAAAAAGGGGGCAGGACATGAGTGACGCAATTCTGGTCGCTATTATCACGGGTGGTCTGAGCCTGCTTGGTATCATCTACTCGTCCGGCAAGTCTGCCAGTAAGGTTGACGCAAAACTGGACAAGCAGCAGGCGGTCATCGAAACCAAGTTGAACGAACTGACCCGTGAAGTGCGTGAACACAACAATTTTGCAAGGCGTGTACCTGTGGTTGAAGAACAGATCAAGGTCATCAACCACCGTATCGAGGACTTGGAGGGCTTTCACAAGCCTGCATGACCCGAAAGTAAGGTGAAAAAGGTGAGTAATCGGGTCAAAATCCCTATAACTTTCTCTTAGTATGCGTGTATTAGAGGGAGTTTATAGGAAAAACGCCCGATTACTCACCTAACTCACCTAAATTAAAAATTGGAGGTAAAAATTATGCTCGAAACCATTTTGCACAACCTGACAAACATCGGCTGGGCTATGCTGATTTTTCTGTGTGCCTACCTTTCCAATGTATCTTTTTCTCTGTATTACAACATCAAAGTCCTACTGGAACCGTTTAGCAAGGAAAAGCTGATAAACTCCGGCTTGAAGATCACCGCTTTTGTCTGCGGTCTGACCCTGCTGTGTGTGGCTATTACCACGCTACCGCTGTTTGCGGACATGGCTGGGTGGGAAATTCCGACTGAGTATGTGGATATTTTCAGCAATTTGGTGATTATTGGTGCGGTACTCATGGTGTCCTGTAAGTACATCACAGAAGCATTTACGAAGTTCAAGGCCATTTTGGACGCTACCAAGGAGGGCAAAAGCTATGATGAAATCAAGTGAACTGGTCGCCAAGGTCGTTGATATTGCCAAGCACTACAAGACCCTGTATGTCATGGGGTGCTTTGGTGCGCCGCTGACCGACACAAACAAGTCTCGGTATATCAAGAACCACCCCTACAACATGGCGGCAGCTCGTACCTCTATGATTATGGCGGCGACCCCTGACACCTTCGGCTTTGACTGTGTGAACCTTATCAAAGCCGTTTTGTGGGGCTGGACTGGTGATAAAACTAAGTCCTACGGCGGCGCAAAATACGCCACCAACGGCGTACCTGACGAGGGCGCTGACACTATGATTAAGAGGTGCAAGGACGCTACTGCTTCCGGGTGGGACAAGGTTGACCCCGGTGAGGTGGTGTGGACTACGGGACACATCGGTGTGTATATCGGAAACGGTCTGGCGGTCGAGTGTTCCCCTCGTTGGGCGAACAATGTGCAGATCACCGCTGTCGGCAACATCGGAAAAAAGAACGGGTACAATACTCGTATGTGGAAGAAGCACGGACACCTCCCCTATGTGATCTACGATAAAACCGTGACTCCCGCACAGCCCGAAATGGTCAAGCCCGTTCCTACCACCGAGGTCAAGGCAAAAGGTGTCGCACGGTCTTTCAATAAGGCTGTGGCAGGCACTTACACCGTGATCGCTGGTGCTGGCCTGAATGTTCGTGACGCTGCCGGGACGGACAGTAGAGTGCTGGTGACAATCCCCAAGGGAACCACCGTCAAGAACTACGGCTACTATACCGTTGTAAACGGTGTTAAATGGCTCTATGTGGCGTTCTCGCACAAGAGGGTAAATTATACTGGCTTCGTGCATGAACGCTTCCTGAGTCGCTGAGAGGGCTTCCTATGGGTGGTAAACGAGTGCAACCTAAGCCGAAGAAGAAAAGAATGAGAAAGCGTACAAAGTTCACGATCTTGTCCATCTTCAATCTGACTTGGTATGCCGTTGTGGTGCTGATTTTGAACGCCTGCGGTCACACGGTTGACACAGAATTGACGGTCGGCTGGTTTGCGGCTTGGACTGCCGAACTCGCCATTCTGTACGGTATCAAGGTCAAATCAAAAGAAACCTCAGACGAGGACGCTCAGGGGTGAGAAAATGCAAGTGCTGAAAGAAATCACGCTCGACAAGGTTATCAATCTCTACGAGGGTCAAGTCGTTCACGACAAAAAGCAGCTCATTGAATGGGACAATCATCGCCGCACTCCACTCTATGAGCTGAAAGAACGAACACTGGCTCAGGACAAGATGATCTTGGGTGCGCTGAAATGTGCCAGAGCAAACGGGTATTCCGGCGAAGAATAAAAGAAGACACTCCCTACCAATTAAGGTAAGGAGTGTCTTTTGGTTTGAACGAACACCGTTCCCCACACAATGTAGGGTTCGGATATGCGCTCAATGGTGCACTCAGACTCCCCAAAATCGAACCCTGTCGCTTCTTCGGCGGCGGGGTT